TCAGATTGCCAACCTCTTCAAACAGAAAAACCCGCTGGCTCTCTACTTCCAGCGGGTTTTGCTATACAACAAAAAACGTCCTGACAGCTATCAGGACGTTTACCAAAAAATTATTTCAATCGTAGGAACTTGGTGAGGTGCGCCTCCCCATAACTACGACTGTCCACCACAACAATCTATAATTAGTGGAACAGTATGACTCTCGATCTTTGTTTGGTAGAGAGCCTTTGAAATTATTGGTGTAAAGTTACTTGGAAAGTGTAGGCCTTTCTCAACTGTCCCCAGTATAGCAAAAATGACTAAATATGTCAATAGCCTTGAGCGTGATCCATTGCTTTATAGAACTGACTCTCTGCTAGATCATCTTTAATTTGTAGGTATATCTGGACCGTGGATAGATTGCGATGGCCAAGTAATTTTTGTATTGTCATAAGATCACAACCAGCTATTAGTAGACGCACTGCAAAACTATGTCTTAATTGATGAGGTGTTATATGAATATCTGCATATTTCTTAAATGCTTGTTGGATCCACACTCTAGCTGTTTTATCGTTTGTATTGAATAGAGGACCAGATAATCGGTTGTAGTCTGTCGCGAATTCATCTATCTTATCTTTTAATCGTTTAGTTAGGAATACAGTACGATCCTTAGAGCCTTTACCTTTTACGTATAAGTTCAATCCATCTATATCTCTATAGCTAACATTGGCAATCTCTGAAATGCGTAGCCCAGTGTCGTATGCAAAATCTATTAGCATGTTTATATGTCGCTCTTTCGCGTTATTTGACGTCCTGTTGAGTACTAGTTGTATAACATGATGTTGTATATATCTTGGTCGTGGTTTAGCGTTCTTACGTGACTTAATAAGCTCAGAATTAATACAGTTTAGATTCATATGCTCATTACACCATTTGAAAAATGCTTTTATTACTCGTTTTGTTGAGTTTGTAGTTGAAGCCGCGTGAGTTTTTCTGTATTCATAAAAATAAAAATCGAGCCATCTAAGCGACAGCTCGGTTATATTGGTTTTGTGTAATTCGTCACAGAAATTAACAAATTGTTTAAGACGTACTACTCTAGTAGCTACTGTAGCTGGTGACATATCTTCGACTATTGCTGAATAATGGATAAACTGAAACGCTAGCTCTCTGATATTCTCTGTCTGATAATCTACATCTAGTACTTCGTCTATTTTCTGTAATTCATTTATTACAGTAGCTCTTGATGTTGTGATTGATAGAATTGGTGCGGTCATTCTTCTCTCCTTAGAGTGACTTAGGTTTAATTTGTAACCTTTACGCCCCAATTTTTCTATTTTACAGATTTTTTAAGTCAATGTAATGCTTTTCATGACATTTATGACATCCTTTAACTATAAAATACGGTGAAGTTGGACCGCTATATTTACGTATTTGACCCTTCATGACAGTAGCAAAATGATCAATCTTGATAATCTGTTTATACACCTTCCATTCGTGTTCACAGCCATTTTTATTCTTACGTAATAATCTAAGTTGTTCTCGATCTGCTTTAGCCTTACTAATCCGTTCAATAAGTTTATGCCTAGCTTCTTTAGTATCAAAACTCATATGCCTGCCTTTTTACAGAGGAACGAGAATAGTCGCGCTGGCTGTTGACCACGTTGAGCCTCCTCCACTAGTTGCCAAACTCGATATTCTGGCAATTTCAATGCCACCTTACAATAGAACGAAAAGTAGTCGTGATTATTGAATTTATCGCAAAGCTGATATGCAATAGATTCAGCTCGACGTGTCTTTTGCCACTTGTCCATCGGCTTTTTATCATCCGACGTAACTAAACAATTGTAATTGGTATTGAGATTGGGATTTCTTTCAAGAAATCTTTTAGATTGAGATTGGGATTGCAATTGATGCGTTTTCACCTCTGTTAACCCTCCAAATTTTGAGCCAACAGCTAACTAGCACCATTACTAGCTCTGGCGTTTTACATTTCCGAGGAGTTTTCCACAAGTCCGTAGTGCTAAGGGCTTGACAGAAAAATCCTATTTTTTAGTATTTCAGGGCAAAATAAAGCGGCCCCAATCGAAAGAAAACCTTTTTTCAATCGATAGAGGCCGGCAATCTGAAATTGATACTACTATACTAGCAGATATAACACGTTCAGTCAACTGTTCGCTTTTTCCGAACAGTTCAGCAAAAAAAGCTGCCCGACCCGACAATCAAGCAGCTTAGCCCATAATCTTATTATATCAGTTGTTCGGAATTTCCGAATTACTCAACAGCCTCTTTCATCTGTCGCACCAAGTCTAGGATAATAGTCTTAGCCGCGGATAATCCAGCCGCGATTGCAGATAATGCAGTAGCCAGCGTTAGAGCGTACAGTTCGTGCCAGCTCGCTGCGAATAGCAAGTTTACTAAGTTTACGCCTGCCAATAAAAATGTCGCGATAAACGTCTGCAAGAACGTCCATCCAGCGCGAATAGCTACGTCTTTATAATTGATATTTTTTAATGCTTCTAGCGATTTCATATTTCCTCCTTATTTCTTAAACTTAAAAATACTCATCAAAAAATCGATAATCTTCTCTAATAGACTTTTATTCTTAGCGACATCTTGGCTTAATTTGCCGATAGACCTCATAACGTCTTCGTTTGTAGGTTGTGGTGCTAGCGGTTGCTCCTGTGGCTTTTCTTTAGGTTGAGGTGCCTGTTGTAGTTCTGGCGTCTTTGGGGCTGGTTGAGGCTGAGGTCGTCTTTCTGGTCGTGGTGTGCCTGCATCTCCATTCGCCAATTCACGTACTCGCTCTGCTAATACCCAAATACCGTCATCTGCCATTTTTAGCTGTAGGTATCTCTTTCCGTCTTCGGTAGTTTCATCTAATACCTCCGTCGAGCCGACAATTCGGAAGTAATCACCTGTATTAAGCTCTCCGTCTAGTAAGTATCCGTCTTTATCTGTCTTTACAGCCACAGAAACAGGTACGCCGTTATCTTCCCAGTCGAACTCATCTATTAGTCGGTTACATCTAATTTGTCTAAGGTCAAATACAGTTGCTACTTCATCTGCATAATACACTTCAGGAAGTGCCACACGCTTAGCTTCTTGAGGTTTACCTACATACCTGTAAAACGCGTATGGTGGACAACCTGACGCACTCCAGAGCCAGTCGTGATTGTCTATTACAATCCCTGCCTGATAGCGACAGTTAATTACGTTATCTGTATCCGTAAACATTCCCGTATGACCTAATGCACCACCTGAATTGCCACGAATACCCCAGATGAAAATATCTCCGCGTTGTGTGTCTGCTTCGCCGTTAGCGTCTTCAGGTAGTTGTACCCAACCGTTCTTTTCCAGAGCGTCAAATAGCGTGTCTGTATTGCCAATCCAATAGCTTGCAGGCAAAAGACCTGCTTCTTTTAGAGCGTGATATACAGAGCTTGAGCAGTCGTACGAATTTGGACCATTTCGACTTTCCATCGAATAACTGACTCGACCTTTACGTGCGTAAAACCAAGCTAGGGCTTTTTCTATCATTTTGTTACCTCCTTTACTTTTTCTATTACCTCAACAGTCGGTTTATCTTGAATAAGGTGGGTAAATTGAGTAAGCAAAAAGAGCCCTACTGCACCTATAAGCACAGTTAGACCTGTATACTTGATAATTACGCCAACGAACTTCTTTTCACCAGTAACGATGGCTTTTATGAAGATGTTGCCATCTAGTTTCTCGTTATGGTATTGAATTGCTTTGATATTTTTTTCAATATCATTTATTTTTCCATCAACATACTTTTTCCGCTCTACGTATTCAGACTCACTTACTAGCCCGTCTAGTTTGGCTAATATTTGAGCTAATGATGGTTCTGCTACTTTTTCATTGAACACCTCTAGTTTGACTAGGCGTTCACTTAGGTCTGTGTTTGATCCTGGCATATAAAAAACGGAAGCCTTTCGTCTTTATACGTGCTTCCGTTTCTTGAGATCACACTGGTTAATTTATATTATTATTTTACCATTTATACATTGGTCAGACAAGATAGACTTTATGACAATACCAATGTTTTCCGCTACTACATCTAAATGGGAAGTTCTGCCACAAAATCAGCACACTATCGTAAAGTACGACAGTGTAGTCTATGACACTGCAAAAATGTACGACACTAAGACATTTACAGCTAAAGTTCCTAAAGACGGTGTTTACCATATCGACGCAAGAACAGGTATAGCACAAACTGGCTTTTTCTCTGGATATACCGAATATATAACCATATTTAAGAACGGCACAATGATTAAAGAATCTAATCGCACCCGAGGTACTGATAACGACCGACATTTGCCACGACCAAGTTTATCTGTAGATTTACTCTTAAAAAAGAATGATGAAATCAATATACGAGCATTCTGTAGCGACCAGCGTAATTACGGCGGCGATAGTACTATCAGCGAATTTAGTATGCGACTAGTAGGGATAATCTAGTCTATTGTCCAATTGCTATCCAATTAAAGTAGTACACACCATTTAGCCACGCTCCGTCAAAACGACGGATAGTTGCCTTAAATGATGAATTAGTAATCTTTAATGCACTCATTGACGCACCACCCCACGTATCGAGCGGAGTGTCTGTCCAAGCGTCGCCCGAGTTGGGGGTATATCCAGCAAATGTACAGACCACTACAGGGAACGTACCGCTCTTAAACTGTTTTGGAAATTGTATATTGGCGATAGCTTCAGAGGCATTAGCAGATACTAATATTCTGGCAGTACCGCACTGTATATTCACAGACTTATCGGTAGTTGTGTCATTGCGTTTTACTTTTACTTTTTCGGCAATAGGCATTGTCGTAAAGTCTATCTTGTCGGCTGTAATAGACTTCTCTTTGATTGATTCAGCAACAATACTGTCTTTGGCTATATTCTCGGCTCCTACAGCACCTTTTTTTAGAGAGCCGTCGCTTTTATGAGATTCTAGCATTGCCTCGGCTAGATCTTGCGCCCAGCCTGCAGTAGGACCAGCTTGAACAATATCCCCAACTAAGTTACCGTCATCTATTGCGTTATTCTGGATTTGTAAACTAATAATCTGGCCAGTAGCCTTATTTGCCATACCCTTCCAGTCTCTCTGGCTACCTGGGACCACTTTACCAGTTGAGTCTACTCTATACGTCATAAAATGCACAGCAGTATCTTCAGTCCAACCAGTCAAACTATCTACAGATAGAGTGTCAGAGTTTGCGGGTCGTGGGGTAACTACTCGCGCTACGTTAGGGTTGCTGCCGTCTTTTACTTTTGTAATTTTGTCACTAATACTTGCCATTTTGTTATTCCTCCTTTAGCTTTGGTCTTTCGTGCCAATATTTACGTATTCAAATACCACTCTTGATATGCTGTAACTTACGCCAGGGTCTGATGAACTCCAGCCGTATTGCACCCAGTGAGCGTCTTCATCTACTTCCAGCTCTACCTCTTCGCTAGCAGAGTTGAATGTTTCAGGTATGCCTCTCACCTCACTCCATCCGATAGAACTCCAACCAACGCCTGGCTCGCTCCATCCAGTACGACTTGAAGACGCTCCGAAAAATCTTGTCTCTGTAAATGTCTGTAATCCGTCTTCAGTTTTAATAGTGGCGGTAAGATTAATGCGCCCTTGAGGTCTGAGCAGTACGAATACCACCTTGAGCACACGCGCCCAATCTCTTCCAGTTTCTTCAAATCGCAATTGACCGCTTTGTGCGCTAGTGTTAAACGGCTTACCGTCATCAACTGTAGTTGCACCCTTAGACAGCTCGACTATCTTGTTCCCTTGAACTATTAAGAAGTGAGTTATACCTGAGTTATCGTTGTATAATGTCATCCAGTCGGCACGAATACTCCATGGCTTCATCCATGCACCTCTACGGTCGGTGTCGTAAATCCATATCTGGTTGTTGTAGTCAGCAGCAACAGGTAGCGCCCAATACACGCGACCTTCAAATGCTAGACCTACGGCTTTTTCTATAGCTTTACTGTTTAGGTTACTAATAGCGTCTTGAATAGTGTTAGTAATTCGTCTTGTAGATAGGACGTTCTGTAATTGCGGTAGAGTTCCTGTAGTATTAAATCCACCACGGCTTGGATATAGTAGGTCGTTATTGTAAATGACTACAGCGTCAGGACTGTCAGTACCATCAGCACCAGTATCTTCTTGTACTTGCCAGACTGTAATAGTATCTTCACCGTAAGTAATGTTTGTTGGTGTAATATAGAATCGTTTACCAGTACCGTTCGTACCGTTTGCTAGGACTGTTACTTTAGGGTCTCCTTTACCATCTCGATATGGTCGTACTGCAAATGGTACTTCCTTGGTACCATTCCCTACTGGCGTATATCCACCGCCATATCCAGGTGAGAAATCTAACTCATGACCATAATCACCACCACGCCATACATAGAATTGATTGTCTTTATCACCAGTCATCCATATACGGCCATTGACTACATCGGCTCGTGTTGCTTTTGGACCAGCCGTATTATTGTCTTTTGGTAGAGGCACTGACATGTCTAGGCTACGCGATCCATTGTCTACAAATACTGTCTGATCCATTGGCAGTGCGGCAGCTAGACGGTAAAGCGTAGGCTCTCCGCCGCCGTCAACACCAACACCACAGTAAATATTCCATGACTTAGCCTCTGTACTATCTGGACGCTTGACCGATAGGTTGTGTTTTTCACCGTTCCACATATCTCGGTCGGTAGAGATTGCTTGAGATAATAGAGGCGATCCTGCAGTTTCACCAACAGTAGAGTTAAAAGTAACTGCATAAAACACCTTAAATCCTGTACCAGTTAGTCCTACGTTTTTATCTAGTATTGGCTTTGCTGGGTCTGATATTTTCTGAAATGCTACTATCTTCTTTGTTGGTATATCCAAGTAGCTAAGAGTATCTTCTCCATTCATGACTAGAAGGTTGTTGCGTATCTGCTTGAAATGACCGCGGGCGGATTCGTGATATTCTTTACCTTCTACAACTTGCCAGGCTGGGTCTTCACCCTTAGCTATACATAGCTTTGTTTTGCCGTTTATCCTTTGAAGACAAGCTAGCCAGTTTACAGAACCGTCTTTTGTAGTGCTACGAAATTCAGCCAATTCGCCTAAGACTGTTCCTAGTGGCTGGGGACCGTATTTAGCAGTACCATGTCGCACAGTAATGACAGAGTCCTGATCCAATATCATATTCTCAGACGACCTTAGACCTCTTAGCGGTGAGCGACCATCATCAAATGCAGTAACCACGCCGTTTGTCCAATCCTCAACCGACAGCCGCTGTATTTTTGGTGCTTTAGTACTGCTAGGGGGTTTTAGCATACGTCAGACACTCCTGGAATCATACTTAGAGGTGTATATCTAGCTTGACTAGCATTATTCTCTATCATTTTTTCCATCAGCTGGTTAGCTTCATTGATGAGATTACCGTATTGGTTCTGTAAAAGAATGTCGTTGCGAGCATATTCAGCCGCGCACATCACCACCAGCCACATTGGATTGTCTACTGGGACCATATCACTTGGACTTGTCAGCAGTGGGGCACGTAAATATACAGGTATTGTTATTTGACCTCCAAGTACTGGGTCGTCACTTCGTATAGGATCGATAAACACCAGCTTATTGCCAGAGATAGTACAGCAGTCTTGCCCTTTATACATTCCTGCTTGCTCTGGTGGCACTGTAGTATATTCTTTAATCTGATTGTCTTTTTTGACCTTTATAGTGTCGCCGTATACGTTGCTTATCTTGGCAACCTTAGTAAAGTCAATATCATATTCCTGATTCGTCGATAGTGTTCCGATATTGTAATTAGGGTCATATAAAGACTGCCAATCGACATTAGGTTCACTTTGCCATACAGGGATATACATGTTAGCAATACCTAGTATTTTCTGGTATTTCTTGTCTGTTTCTGGTAGGTTGCGCACCTTACCAGTAGCTTTCAGCATAACTGCCGATATAAGTTGCGTAGTATTCATGGCGTTTTTCCTAAATTAAAAACACGGAGCCGGCTTATTATTGCCAGACGCTCCGTGTTCTTTAGGTCACGCTGTTTTCTGCTTATATTATATCATAATTATCACTATTATGCTTTCTTAATGCGGATTCGCGTGTTTTTGCTGGTGCTTGCACCATTCCACTTTTTTAATGTATTAGTTATCTGTTTTTGAGTGTTAGTCTTGCTTATTAGATTTTGTCCGATTTGGTTTATACTTGTGTTTTTTGCGGATGATTCATTAGCTTTTGGTGCAGAAGATGTTAGACCCATACTCTTAGTAACTGCAGAAGATAGTGGAGATACACTACCGCCACTGCTTGACCTACCGCCTCTTCGCCCTCTACCTCTTCCGCTACCTGAGCGTCCAGAGCCACCTGAGGTATCTTTGGTTATCTTATTGCCGTCAGTGTCAAACTGAGTAGCATTAAGGGCGCGTGCTTCCTGTTTAGTGATGTAACCTTCAGCGCGTAGCTTATTGATTACACCATTTTTAGCAAACATTTGTCCTGTAATACTCTTTCGGCGACCATTGGCTAGTTCTTGTATTAGATCCTCGTGTGATGATTCTTGAGCCTTTTGACGCCAATAATTATCCATCAGACTTACTTCGTTATGAGATGTCATTGCACCGTACTCAATTTGATCCTTTGTATATCCAGATTCTTTGTAGTAGCGCTCTTTTACCCAGTCTGGCAAGCCTTTGTATTTACCAGTCATCATATTGACGGCAGTTTTAGCTTTATCTACCTTCTCTGTACCGTTCTGTAGTTTATTTAATGTTGCATTGAATGAAGTAAACTCTTTTTTAATGGTTGATGTTTTATCAATGTCATACGCCTTCATCCAGTTGCGATAAGCTTCATCACCTTGTCCTTGAGATTGAGCGAGCTTTTTGTATACACCTTTTTCTACGTTACCGTTCTTATTTACTAGCAATCCGTCTTGGAATGTATAGTCGCCCTTCTTTAGTTTCTTTTTAATTGAAGCGGCTTCTTTCTTGCTTAGTCCTTGTAGATCTATTTGATTATCTGTTGCTTGTTTTTGTTGCGGATTATTGTTGGTTGGCATGTTTATTTGCAGGCCACTAGACGCGTTAGCAACTAGACCACCAGTCTTAAATAGATTGACCCACGAATTCTTTCCTTCTTCTACTTGCACTGGTATTAGCGCATTTTTACCGAATAGAGCACCTTGTACCAGATTGAATGGATTGTCTTTTTCAAACTCAACCTTTGTCTCGCCATTGCCGTCTTTTACTTCGCCAGAGTGAGCTGCCGCAATACCCTGAATAGTTTTCTTTAATTGGCTACCTGCTGGCAATTGACCTAGGATGTTATACATAGCGTCTTTAGTTTTTGCTTCTGCCTTATCGTCATCACCATCTTCACGCGCTTTAGCTGCCTCATCCAATTTACCCTTAGTGTCAATCAATTTACGAGGTAAATCAACAACTGGTATTGTACCGTCGTAACGTCCTAAGTTGCTCTCTTTACCAAATAGCTTCTTGCGGTCGTCTTTTGTTGTTGCGGTATTAACTATAGCTGTAGCTATAGGTACGGCTGTAACTGCCTGGCCAGCTACTTTTTGGATTGTACGCTCTAGCTTAGCTTGTACTGAATTGTCTTTATCGTCATCGTCGCCACCGCTTAGCCAGTCACCTACAATCTCAATCAATGTACCTAATGGGTCAACCCCTGGCTTATTGCCAGTTAGCGCTTCTATCGCACTATATGCAATTGCCGTATTGACAGCGAACGCCGCCCTCTGTTTATTAGACATCTGGTTCCATACATAACGGTTCTGTTGTGTCACTTCTCGCGTGAACTGTAAGAATGATGCAGGCAATAGTCTATTATATGCCCGTGGGGTACTTATCTGATCGCGTAAGGTTACCGTGTCATTAATGAATCGTTCTGCGTATCTAACTGCATCTGCGTCGCTTAGCCCATTATTGATTGCCTGATTATATTTAGCTAAGAAGGTGTATTCAATAACGCCTCTTTCAACTACTTCCATAGGAATACCAGCAGTTTTCATAGTTTTTTCAAACTTGGTGTCATCCGTCAGGTTGTCGTCTGCATACCTTAGGACTAGAGCATCAGACTTTTGCAGTATGGCTTTGCGGTTTTTTAGCTTGAATGCCTGTATCAATGCTTTCGGGTTGGTTGTAGAGAATAGAGTAGGTAGCGATGCCGTTTGAGCTACTACTGAATTCATATTGCCAACAATCTTAGATAGTGCCGCCTGCTTCATCAATGCCCTACCAGTTGCGCCTAGAAACTTGCTTCCAAGACTCGGTTCTGTATCGTTTACTAATCGTTGGAATGGGTCTGTCTTTCCAGCTAGTCGGTTTGCATGTTCTTGGACAAATCCGACAAATTGAGTCAGTCCGTTTGCGCTATCAGACATCAGTTTCATAAAGTTTACGTCATTAAGCATCTTATCTAGACTTTCAGACATATTGTTGGTGGTTTCTTTTAGACTATTTATATCTTTTGCGTCTAGCTTTTCTACACCAAACTTGTCGGCTTTTCTAGCCAGACGATTAAGTTCTCGTATACCGTCTATTTTTCGACCAATTGCACGTTCTAATCCGTATAGTTTATTTCTTACTTGCGTTAGCTCTTCAGCATTAACATTGCCAGAAGCAGCCGAATTATACAGGGCGTCTACTCTGTCGGCTAGCTTTTGTATACCGCTAGTACCCTTACCTGCAAACTCTTGTCGTGCTTCGCTAGCTGCGCGCACTGCTACTTCCAGCGAGCGGTTCATTGTAATAGCATCTGTCATATGAATATTATGTAGGGCTATCTTGCTGTATTCCATTAGCGGCGTAAATGGATCTGTTGGCTTTACGTCACCTACACGTTGCATAGCGAATTGATTAAACTTTTGACTTGGCTTAAATAGTCCTGTACGACCTGCTAATTTAGCTGGTAGTGATTTACGAGATTCAATAGCCACATCTCCGCCAGATAATAGATTCTTGGCACCGCCGTACATAGCCGCGATAGCTCCCTTGCCAGACTGCATTTCTCCTAGATGCGTAATATAGTCTTTACGCTCCATAATTGGGTCTTTACCTAACTCTACTCTCTTTTCGTTTTGGCGAGCTAGCAAGTTCTTGTATACAGCACGTAAGAAGCTATTGTATTGATCCAGAGCTTCAGAGGCACTCTTTCCATAAACTTCTTCAAATACTTTCAAGCGTTCATCATATGATGGTGATTTTTCGCCACGTTTTGGTCGTGATGGTTCAATTACATATACGGCGTCTTGTAGCATTTGACGCTTTAATGGACCGTGCTTTTTGGCTTGTTTTAGCAAGTTTTTGCGATAATCTTTTATCTGTTCACCGATAGCGTTGCCTTCTTTTACTGCGGCGGCGTTAGCTTGACGAGGTGTTTCAGACATAATATTCAGTAACGCCTCTTTAGCTTTATTGCCACCCTTCTTAAAGTAATCAAGGCTGTTGCTTCGCCTTAATGAGCCTGTCACACGGTCTATCATTCCTTCAGTAGTCCATGTTTGACCTGCACCAGAACGCTTCGCCTTAATCTTACTGAAGTCAATATCGTGCATATTCAGGTTCATCTTCTTTTTACCTGCATATATAGTTACGTTGCCGTCAGGTGTCATTTCAATATAGTTACCTAGAATTTGACCAGTTTGTGCGTCCACTACTCTACCAGACTCTATATAGTGTTTGTCTGGATCGAATGTAACTAGTTTATCGCTTGGACGATATGCCTTTTTATCTCCAGTTTGCATATAACCATCAAAAACACTCACTAGTTCAGCATTTACACCCTTAGAGTTTTCTCTCCATATGTACTGAATAGCTAGACCGTCATCAAATGCGCGCTTAGCTTCATCATTGACTGCCTTGTCTGATCTAATATCGTCTATGAATTTCTTCTGTAGTGGTGAAGTTACTTTTGGTGCTTCGGCACCTGTTCGTTGCCATTTACCAAAGATATTTCTGTATTCATAGAATGAATGGTATGCACCCTTCTCGTCCTTATAAATCATCTGTCGTGTATTGTGGGTAGCTGTATTTGCAGTAGTTGTAGGTGCTGGGACCGCGTGTTCCGCTCCAGGTAGTTTAATCTTTTCTTTTACTTCTGGTGCTATTTCGTCTATTGGGCGTAATCGTCCATTTTCATCTAACATACTACCAGCGCGTGCGTTGGTGTTTAGTAGCGCCCTTTCTCCAGTAATGTCATAGCCCTTTTGTTCAGCCAACTTAGCAAATTGTTTTGCAACGGCTTTTTCATCAATACCAGTAGCTACACTAGCGTTATGTACTATATCTGCTATTTTATGCCTTGGACCTTCATCTAACCCTCTATTCAGTATTTCTCCTAATGCCTGCTGCTTTTCAATTCGCTCTTTTTCTGCCTTAGCCTCTTCAGTACGTCGTTCTTCTTCCGCCTTCGCTTCTTCTATTTTCTTTTGCTTCTCAGCCTCTACCTTAGCTTCTTCAGCATGTCGCTCTGCAATCATCTTCTGGGCTTCTTTAATGACGTCTGGATCCCTACGCCATTCTGCCAATAGGGTCTTTCTCTCTCTTTCTGCGCGTCGTGCTTCAGCTACTCGCTTAATTTCATCGATAAATGCGTCGATATCGTCATACCCCATCTCCTGAGCAACCGTATCGATGTCTCGCTTACCAGTACGTCGTTTATAGTTAGACGGTAGATCTCCAGCCAACTCCTTTCCTAGGTGGTGTCGTAGGTCGTCTACATGCAGGCGTGGGATACTCCATGTCAATCCATGACTTCCGAGGATATTTGTGTCATTATGCTCTAGGAATAGATTCTGGTCTATATTCTCATATATAAACTCGTCTATAGCCTCTCTTAATTCCCTAGTCATCTTAGGTTTAGGGTTGGCTTCCATTTCGTTAATAGTTTCTTGAAGAGGGTGTTTATAGCGGTTATCTGTATTGACATCTTGAGGATTGTTTGGTATACTAGAGTTGTCAATCGACTGGTCAAGCGCATCTGCGCTAATAGCGGAACTATTGAGTCCGCGCCCAGTCGATTTTCTTATGCCTGAAATATCATAAGCTAACACATTGCCTAATTTATCTACCTCATTGACGATTGTCGCCTCGTATAGGTCTCCGCCCACATCCACGGTCACGTCTCCCTTAATGTAATAATCGGCAGCGCGGCGAATCTTGCCTTTTTGGTTGGCTTTTGCTGGGTTCATTTCTTCAACCCGTACGTTCTGCATGGCATTGAGTAGTTCGTTGAAATTGTTTGACATTTCACCTTTTTTGACAAACTGCCAGTGCCGCATAGACGGTTGTTTATTACTCACCTCGTTGATGGTGTCGCTCGTCACTCGGGCTTGAATACCACTTTCTCCAAGGTCGAAGTCTTGGTTAATAAACTGCCGAATCCTGCCTCGGATGATGCGACCAATATCACCAGTTCTTGTATTTGGTGGTATTGAGTACCCTTCATCGAGATGTACTATATTTGTGTTCGGGTCAATCCTGTAAGCAGGCTGTGGTTTCGTTGCCCTAGCGCTTACTTGTGACACACCACGGAATTTCCCCGTCTCCATTTGAGCATAGAATTGTTTAATGGCGTCTTGTTTACCAACAAGCCCCATAATAGCTTCAGTAATTCGGTCATATATTGCTAAGGCTTTTTGAGGAATACCTAATCTAGTACCTAGACGTACTTTATCTTCACCGTTTAGTCTTCCGTTGTAGTAATCACTGAATCCGTCGGCTAGTTGTTCTTCTGCTAGTAGGTTTAGGTCATTTCCATATTGACTGCCATATTTGTTTATTAAATAGTCATCTCCATAAGATTCACGGATAGAGTTTAATAGGTCTTGTTTGTTTTCTACTCGGGTAAGTAATTTATGTCCTAATTCGTGGTTTAGGGTATCTTCTGTAAGTTTATTTAGGTTGATTTGGTCAGTCTTTGGATCATAGTAGCCTAATGCTCTTTTTTGCATTTCATTTTGCCACTCATTGAATACAAGGTTCTCATCGCCTGTTAGTTGTAGGTGGCGTGCTAGCAACTCTTTTGATTGTTGAATTTCCTGTATTTTAGCCTCTGCCTGACGCTTAAACCTCATATCTGGAGAGTCTGTTGGATTGAGATTGTTGGTGTATTTGGTTTGATTTGGGCTAAAGGTGATCGCCATATCGTCCATAATCACACCATCTTTACCAGTGGTGTCTTTGATATCTTGAGCATATTTTTTCCATTGCCCGTTGTCAGTAATATCCCACAACAAGTCCATGTCGTTATCGTACATATCATAATCTTCACGATATGCTGGCTCGCCGTTATTTATTCGTCGATGTAGGGCGTCATACTGATCAAAGGAGATTGTCTTTTGTTTATCGCTAATTGGAGATGTAATATTTGCATACATCTCTTTTACGTTCTTACCGTAATTCTTGCCTGCGTTCTCATCAAACGCTAAATAGTTACCAGCACCCCACTTATTAGATGATGTATTGTTTGGATTGAATACATCAAACTCTGCATCTGTGCCATGGTATACAGTCTTCAGATTGCCGTTTTCGTCTCGGATCTTAGAATCCTTGAAGAACGTTTCTTGTTCTGGGCTTAATTTATATTTCAATCCGTTCTCATCTACCTCACCGATATGATCTCTGGCGTATATAGCCTGCTCTTGAGCTTTACGTAGGTTAATCATGGCTGGAGCATTCTCGCTCATTCCTAGACCACGCAAGTATTCTTCACGTTGGCGTAGACGTGTTATGTGTTCGTTATACGCTCTAACTTGTGCTTCATGCTCTGGATTGAGCTTGTATTTCATTTCTGAGCTAGCTAAGTTCTGTACGTCTTTTGTAGCTTGTTCTATCAGATAGTTTTCTAGTATTCCTGTTGTTTGTTGGCGTGTGGCAACAGCATTTACATCACCGTGCTGAATATCTGACATATTCTGGGTAACGGCTTGTTTTAGTGCTGGGCTAGCGTTAGGTATAGTATTTTCTACTGCTGGGGCTACATTCACCGACTGGATTGGGTGTAATTGGTTGTTTTGGTTATTAGCTACATTTACTTCTGCCGCTTGCTTGAGTGAGGTGTCGTCCGACGATTGACGTGCTTGACGTTGAGCTATAGCTTCTTTTTCTAGTTTTCCAGTAGATTCATTTTGATTCATTCGTGCAGTCATTGCACTTGATGGCTGGTTGCCAGTCTGTCGCATAGCACCAAAATTAGCCATTCCAGTTGGACCGCCAAGAGCCGTACCCATAAGACCACTCTTAAAGACGCCTTCGTCGTATTTACGGTTAGGGTCGTATGTATGCTTAGCAACTGCATTCTCTGCAAATTGCTGGGTAGATTCTTCTAAGCCTTCTGCTAGACCACCCGTTATAAGCTTACCCAGTCTTGTTTTGCCAAGAGGCGATAAGACCTTGTCTATCCCAGCTTTCTCTATTAACGCCTGAACTCCCCCGCTAAAATATGCATATGGCAACATCTCACGCGTACCCTTACCATTGGCGTTTGCCTTAGTAATAAAGTCCGCTGAGTGTTCTGCGAACGCACGCGCTGCCGGCAAGGGGCCGCCAGTAGCC